CCGAGGCACGCCGCAGTCGTCGGTCTCGGCGAGATCGCCGTCGAGCGTAATCGTCGTCTCCGGGCGCGGAGCAACGACGCGCCCCAGGACGCTCTCGATCCAGTCGTTGACCTGGTCGCAGAGCGTCTGCAGGAGCGCGTCGTTGCCCGTGCCGGCGATACCGGCCCGCGCCTTGACGGCCGAGAGGGTGGCGTAGGCGCCGACGGCCACGGGTCAGCTCCGGACGAGGAGGACCTTTTCCTGTCGAAGGAGCTTGACCCCGTAGAGGGCCTCGAGCGTGACCTGGACGCCGCCGAGGCGGGCGTCGTAGGCCATGAGGGAGCGGAGGACAACCCCGCTGTCCGGGTCGCGGACGTTCGCGGCCATCGCGCCGGAGCCGGCGGGCGGCTCGGGCAGCCCGCGGAACGCGATGATCGCGCCGTCGCGGCGGAACGCGACGTTCTTCGTCTGCGGCGGCGTCCCGCTCACGGTCACGATGAACTGGCTCGCGAAGGTCTCGAACCCGAAGAGAGTGCCGAGCGCCTGCCCGCCGGCGGTGATCGCCTGCGGACGCTGCCAGGCGAAGTAGTTCGCCAGGCTGCTGTCGGCGAGGAGGGCGACGGCGTCCTTCGTGTGGATGATGAGGCTCCGCCCGTCCTGCGGGCAGAGGTTGTCCGTCATCGTCTTCCAGGCGGTGCGCAGCGTGGCAGCGGTGAGATCCGTGCCGAACGTGCCGACGACGTTCGTGGCCGTCTGGAGCTCGGCGATGAGGTCCGTCTCGATCTTCTCGGCGAGGGCGATCGCCGCGGCCTCGACGTACCGGGCGACGACGTCCTGGTTCGCCTGAGCGCGGACGATGTCCTCGATCACGAAGGACACGGCCATGTGCTTGTCCAGGGCGACCTGGACCTCGGTCTCGCCGGTCGGCTGCGCGAGCGTGTACTCCGTGCCGGCCGCCTTCGGCGACGCGGCCAGCGTGCCGGGGTACGGGATGTGGAGGACGTCGCCCCGCTGGAACGCGGCCACGTCGGAGTCGCGGAGGACCCGCGGCGTGGCGACGATGTTCTTGCGGAGGATCTCGAGAGCGCTCTGCGCCCAGATCTCCGGGATGAAGTACTGGGCCTGCGTGGTGTCGATCGTGTTGGCCATTGGAGTCTCCCCGCGGGTAGGGGATGAGCGGCACGCGCCTCACCCGCACTCGGTCGCGTGCCGGCGCCGTCAGCCTCGGATGCGTCCCTCGGCTGCGGCGCGCATGATGTCGTCGCGGTTTTCCTGGAAGAACTTCGGATCGCGGAGCTGGTCCCGGGTGTAGATCGTGGGGCCGGCTCGGCCGGCTCCCCGTCCAGCGTCCGGGCTGCCGTACCCGCCGGCCTCTCGCAGCAGGTACGGCTTCGACTTCGCGAGTGCCCCGAGCAGGTCGGTCACGTTCCGCGGCGACCCGTCCTCGTCGAACTCGAGCTCCGCCCGGTCGATGAGCCGATAGGCGTCGCCCGGGTCCCGGAACCCGAGTCGGGCCGCGGCCTCGATGGCCGCGGATCGGATCGTGTGCTCCTGCAGCACTCGCTCACGCTCCGCCAGGGACCGCTCCAGCTCGGCGAGCCGGCGCTGGGCGCGCTCCGTCTCGGACAGCTGGGCTTCCTGGTGCTTCCGAAGCTCTTCCTGGAGCTGGGCCAGGCGCTTCTCGGCCTCGCGCCGAGCCTGGCGCTCCTTCTCGAGCGCGGCCTTGCCGGCCGCGCCGAGTTCCTCGCCCGTCGCGGGCGGGGTGGCTTCCGGCTCCGGCGTCGCGCCGGGAGCCTCGGGCTTCGCGCCCTGATCGTCTGCCATGGAGTGTACCTCCGCTGCTAGGTGGCCAGGGTGACCAGGCTCACCGGTGGGACCTCGTCGAGCTCCCGGTAGAGCGCGACGAGACGCTGAGCGGCGCGCCGCTTCGCGGCCGCCGGGGCATTGACGCCGCCCCGCGAGCCGGCCAGGACGGCCGCCGCCGCGTGGACGGCATTGCGGTTGAGGGCGCCGCCGGGCTCGTAGACCGGGAGCTTGCAGCGCTCCTTCGCCCAGGTCGCCGGATCGCCCTCGTTCAAGTTGATGAGCGACGACCGGCAGTAGTGCTCGGCGTCTCTGTAGTCGGCTTGGGTGATGTCACCCCAGGGACGATTCGAGATTGCCATTGGCGATCTCCTTGAACCGTGCGATCTGCTCCGGGGTGTAGCCCGCGTCAGCCCAGAGCTGCTCCTGCGGGACGCCGAGGGTGGCCAGCTTCGTGAGCGCGTCGATGTGCTCGGATTCGGTCTTCACCTCGGCGTCCGCCCAGATCGTTTCGGCCGAGACGTAGCGGGCCCCGACGGCATCGCCGCGAGCGAGGAGGGCGAGGCGCATGACCTCCTCCCAGGCCTCCCCGAACTCGATCTGGCGGTCCTTCGCCTTCGCGACGAGCCCCGTTTCCGTCGCCCGCAGCGACTCGCCGGAGGGGAATGTGCCGGCCTGGCCGAGCAAGTAGTGTGGCGGCGTGCGGGTGACCGTGGCGATGTGCTGGATGACAGCCTCGATGGCGTGCACGTAGGGGCCGAGATCGGTCGCCTCGAAGCTCCCGAACTTCACCTCCGGCGACGCGGCATGCCAGACCCGGTCGACGGCTGAGCGGAAGACCTCGATCGGCTTCTGCGTCTCCGGATCGACGGGGATCTCGAGCCCGGTCACCCAGCGCTGCCGGAACGCCGCGAACTCGGACGCGGTGAGCATGTCGATCATGAGCTTGTTCAGCGCGTCCTGGAGCGGCAGCACCGGCTCGAGCTCGGAGTGCGGCTGACCGTCGATGTCCGGGTCGCAGACGAGATCGACGATCGGGACGCGCCCGAGCGGGTTCGGGAGTGGCCAGGGCTCGCCCTCGACCTCCCGCACGACCCAGCGGCCGTCGGACCAGATGTACTTCTCGAGCCGGTCCGGCAGATAGAGCGTCGCGTACCGCTCGCCGTCGAGGGCGGTCCAGATTCGCAGCGCGGCAGCGCGCTCGAGCGGGTCGTCGCCGGCCATGACGACGACCTCCGATGGGGACATCACACGGATGAGCGGCGCCGGGTTGCCAGGCCAGACGAGGACCGGGCAGCGCCCGGTGATGAGCGCCTCCTTCTGGGCCACCTTCGAGAGCCGGTCGAGCTGATTCGCTTGCCAAATCTGCCAGACGAGCCGATCGCGACGGTCCGCGCCGAACCGGAAGCCGGTCACGGTGAGCCGCTCGTTCGTGGCCTGGACGATGAGCCTGGCGAAGTTGTCCGCGAAGCGAGCGTAGGTGTCCCTGAACTGCTGCCGGAAGCGCTCGCTGGCGTATGCGAGCGGCTGCTGGCCCGAGTAGTAGAGCCGGTACCGCCGCTGCTGCCCCTGCTGCCCGACGAGCTCGTGCTCGAGGCGCTCGAGCCACCACTCGGAGCTGTAGACCGTCGCCATCTCAGTAGCTCACGAAGGCCGGTCCACGCGGCCGGCGCAGCTCGGTCTGTCGGACCCGAACGGCCGCCGCACGGGCCAGGATGGCCGCGACGGCCGCGTCGATCTTCCGCGGGCTGTTGACCCCATCCTTGCGGATCGACAGGCCCCAGCGGGTCGGCCGGGTGACGGCGTTCCCGACCTGCCAGGCGAGACCGGGGTGGCCGTCATGGGTGAGGCGCCCGCCGAGGACATCGGCGCGGAACTCGTCGGCCGCCGGAGCCATCCGCTCCGGCGTCTGGGGCACGATGAGCACCCGCTCCTCGCCCCACACGTTCGCCCACTCCTGGATCTCGGATGTCCAGCCGGCAGGATCGCACCAGACAGATCTGACGTCGTAGGTCTGCATCGTCTCCCACAGCTTGGCGGCGACCGTTTCGCGGTCCACCTGGGGCTGCCCGCGGCTGGGCTCCCAGATGCCCAGCACGACGAGATGGGTCGGCTCCTCGAGGGTGGCGGCGACTAAAGCCGTGTTGTCGCGCGTCGACGAGCCGTCGAAGCCCACGGCGATCGGCTCGCCGGGACGCAGCCGGCGCTCCGGCTTCGCACAGGCAGCCCAGGCGTCGGCGCTGATCCAGCGCTCGGGGGCCTGGGCCCACTGGTTGAGATGGAGCCGCCGGAACTCGTGCTCGGCGAGCACGCCGTCGGCGTAGCGCAGGGCGATTCGTTCGACATCGGCCCACGATGCCGGGTTCGCCTGGCGGATGGCGAGCCGCAGCTGCGCCGGGTCGTCGAGATCGAGGGATCGATCAGCCTCGTACCACTCGAAGAGGAACGTCGGATCGTCGATTTCGCCCGAGGCGACCCTGCGGCCGTGGTCGTAGAGCCGCCCGAGGAGGCTGTTCTGGTCGGCCCCGGCCGTCGTGATGTTCAGCTCCAGCCCGTTCGCCCGCTTCGCGAGACTCGTCGAGTTCGCGGCGTGGACGGCCTCCTTCGAGCCGGTCCACTCGTGGAGCTCGTCGCAGATGAGCCGCGTCGTCCGGCCGCCTCGGGTGGTGCCGGCGACGGCCGCGATCCGCTTGATCAGCCCGGGCCGGTCCTTCGGCCGGATCTCGGTGTCCCAGAGGTCGAAGTGCGGCGCCAGCGGGCCTTGGGCGATCATCGCCTTCGCCGTCCCGAAGAGGACGTCGGCCTGCTCGAAGCTCGCGGCCGCCACCCGGACCTCCGGGGATCGCGGCGCCGTGGGCCCGACGAGGCCCTCGATGGCGACCGCGGCCATCAGCTCGGTCTTTGCGTTGCCTTGCGCGACCCCCAGGAGCGCACGGCGATGACGTAGCTGGCAACTGTGCGGTCCGCCGTCGCGTCTGATGCCCTCGCAGCGGCTCGGGTCGTACTCGTACAGCCGGAGGAGGAAGCGCTTCTGCCAGTCGTCGAGCCTGTACGGCTCACCCAGCCGATCGCCTGGCCCGTGGACGAGCATGCGCTCCATCCACCGAATCACCAGCTGCCCGTGCGTCGGCGGTGGCGGGCTCGGCATAGGTGAGGCGTAGGTCGGCTTCGTTGTCATCGGCCTCCATGAGCGCGTTGAGGTCCTCGAGGGACCGATGCGCGTCGCCCAGGACGACGCCGAGCTGCAGCCGGGCCCTCGGCGTCAGTCCGAAGCGGTCCTCGAGCTGCCGGATTTCGGCGTCGAGCGACGCGACGTACCCGAGTAGCGGGTTCAGCCGCGGCTGCCCCTGACTTCCCTCGACGAGCCGCTCGGCACGACCGGCTCGGTAGGCGCGTTCGCGCTCGTCGTAGAGCCGCCAGAGCCGGGTAAGCGCCGGCATGTCCGTGGCCGGCACGACGACCTGGGCCAACGGCGAGGCCCAGAACTCGACCCAGGCACGGCGGACGCTCGCGAGCAGGCCCGCAGGCGCATTCGGCACGGCCGGCGTGTCCGCCTGCAGCGGAATGAGGCCGACGTCTCGGCGCTCCCGGTTCTGGCGCAGGTGACGGGGCTTCGGCAGTCGGGGCACGGCCCTCCCCCAAAAAGTGGGTCGATGTCCTACATGCGAAAAGGTGGGTGGCCGGGCCGGTCCTACGTCCGCCGCGCCTTTTGGGGTACCCCCACCCCTTTCCGGCTGTTGCACCTGCGGCACAGCACGACGACCGGCTGGTCTCGGCTGCCGCCTCGTGCCAGCGGCACGGGATGGTCGCCCGTCAGCGGGTTGTCAGCCGCGCCTTCGGTGCCGCACCTGCTGCACCACGGCTGCTCAGCCACGGCGGCGCTGCGCCGTCGCTCCCAGTCCCGGTCGTAGCCCCTGGCGCGAGCCGACGGTCGAGGCCGGTTGCGACCGAAGCGATGGCGCGGGCAGCGGCCCGGGGAGAGCAGCCCGCAGCCCGGCACGGTGCACGGGCGCAGCATCACTCCTCGTCGAGCCAGGGGCCAGCCATACCCCGGATGTCCTCGAGGGCCGCCTGGTAGTCCTCTTCCCCGCGGTACTTCAGGGCGTCCCGGGCGCGGTGGAAGATGCGGGACAGAGCCGCCTCCATGTCGGCGGCTCGCATCGCCATCTTCGCCTCGTGCTCCTCCTGCGGCAGCCGGAAGGTCCACGTCAGCGTCGGCATGCTGTAGCTCCTCATGGCGATCATGCTTCGGCGTACGGCACGATGAGCGCCCGCTCGACCCGCACCGGCTGCTGGCGCTCGCCGTCCGAGACGATGACCGGGAGCCCGAGGCCGAAGAGGCGGCAGCGGGCGGCCGCGTCCTCGTAGGAGCCGGGAGCCGTCGCCTCCCAGCCGGGCGTGCCGTCCGGCCAGGTGAAGACGACGAGGACGCGGAAGCGGTCACGCGGCTCGATCATTCCAGCACCCCCGCTCGCCAGAGGGCCGGCCACATCGGGCGCACTGCACCGCCGCCAACTGGGCCGTGTGGCGAGCGCAGCGCGGCATCCCGCAGTGCTGGCACGGCTGGCCGGACCGGACCTCGCGAGAGAACCAGAGGGCCCAGCCACGGAGCGCCTCAGTCTTGGCGTGGCGCGCCATGCGCTCGGCCCACGTGACGATCGGCCACCAGGCGACCACGCGCATCGCTTCGGCGCGATAGCCATGCTCGTGGACGATGACCCGACCGGCGAGCGCCACCTTGGCCACGATCGGCTGCAGCCACGACGGCTCTGGCCGGCCGATGTATGCCACGAGCTCCTCGCGAGTCGCGGCGGCGTAGAAGCCGCAGCGACAATCGGCATTCGGAGCAGTGTGCGTCGGCTCCGCGTGCGGACCGTGCGATCGGCAGCGCGCTCGATGCCAGTCGTGATCGTTGAACGCGAAGCTCGTCTCCGGACCATGGAAGTAGAGCGACTCCAGGCGCAAGTGGTCCACCGTGAAGAGTCGCCAACCGACGAGTGGCCGCGGGACGACGGCCAGCCCGTCCAGACTCATGCGGGGACCTTCGGCGGCGGCGCCGGTGTTTTGGCCGGCTTCGTCACCCTGATCGGCAGCACGACGATCTCGCGCTGCGGCTTCCCGAGCTCCATCACGCGCACTCCTCTCCGTGCTCATCCGCTATCGCCCGATCCCGCTTCTCGCAGACATGCGGCGGCGACGTCCGAACGCCCTCGACGTCGCAGAGCGGGCAGTCGCCATCGACGTCGAGGAGGAGGCCGCAGCACCAGCAGTGCGGCCAGGCGTCAGATTCGCCCGCGCTCATGGCCAACCGGCCGGCCAGACGGCGACGCGGCACGTCTGGCGGAGATGCTCGGAGCAGAGCCAGCCCCAGCGGGTCGGCCCCCAGAGGTGCGGCACCAGGTGCCCGCCCATGTCGCACAGGCCGGGATGCGGGGTGCCCTCGGGTTCCTCGCCCGCCAGACACGCGTCGCACTCCCACGGGCCAGGACGCTCCGCCTGGCCCCAGGCGCGGCAGACTCGGCATTGCGCCGGGAAGCCCATGCGATCACCGGCTCGACTCCAAGAGGGCGCGGACGTCCGGCGGGATGCGAGCGTAGGCGCGCTCGGCGATCTGGCGACCGTGCTCGGCGAGGTAGGCGCCCAGGGCGCGGTGGATGAGTTCGGGCACCGTGATGCCCTCCAGTTCGGCGATCCAGGCCAGGGCCTGGTTGTCCGAGGCGTAGATCGGCGCCTCGGAGAGAGGCGGATCGTCAGTCACGTTCGAGATCGACGAGGTACTGGGCGGTGATCCCACGGTCCGGCCTGGCGAAGAGCAGCCATTGCGCGGGGCGGACGTTCGACGCGAACCGCTCGACGGCGTACTCGGCGTCGCTGGCGAACGTTCCGTTGATCAGGTGGGTCACGGCGTTCAGCGTGAGCAGCGTCGGCACGTGGTGGTGGCCGCAGAGGCTCACGTTGAACCGCTGCGGAAGCGCACCCGAGGCCCAGCCCTGGATGAGCTTGTAGAACGGCAGGTGGCTCGAGCTGCTGACCCGCCGGGCCTGGTGGCCGTGCCAGGCGAGGACGGAGAGCTCCGGGCCGATCTCGTCGACCGCCAGGCCGGCAAAGTGGCCGCGCTCGTGGGCGATCTGCCAGGTGAGCCGCTTCTCGCCGGCGAGGAGCTGCTGGCAGATTGCGTAGAGCATCCGGTCGAAGTTCGTCTCGGGCGAATGGTGCCGCGAGACGATCCCGTGATTGCCCGGGACCGCGACGACGTGAACGCCCTCGAAGAGCGCGAGCATTCGCCGCAAGAACCCGGCGACGAGCTCGGGGCCGGCCAGGGCGACCTGGACGTAGGCCGAGGCGTCGACCTGCCAGGCCTGGCCGGGGTAGACGAGCTCGCCCTCGACGATGTCCCCGAGGAGGTAGACGTGTGCCCGCCGGACCGGATGCGCCGAGCGCTGGAGCCCGACGAGGCGCTCGATCTTCGCCGCGTACCGCTCGACCCGCTCCCGGGCGACGTCCGAGCCGTACGTCCGGGTCGTCTGGGCGAGCTGGAGGTCGCTGAACGCGATGAGGGCGACTTCATCGCCGCTTCGGCGGCGGTCGGCGACCGGCCGCGGGACCGGCGGGACCGTGATCGCCGCGACACCGTCGCGGATCGCGCGGTAGACCGCCTCGATGACCTCGTCCCGGCTCGCCTTCGCCCGCTCGAGCTCCCGGAGGAGCCGGGCGTTCGACGCCCGGAGCTCGGCGAGCTGCTGCTCCAGGCGGACCTCGTCAGCGAGCACAGCGGCACTCTCCGCGTCGGTGGCGCTGGATCGGCTGTTCGCCGATGGCGACCCCGAGCCGCCGCAGGACCCGGTAGATCGCCGCGCTCTGCAGCCGCGGGTCCTCGAGGGCTGCCCGCAGCTCCTCGGCGGAGAGCCCGGCCGGCGGGTCGGCGAGGAGCTGCCCCACCGAGCAGACGGGCCGGTGGCCGGTCTGCTCGGCGAGGATCGCCTCGATCAGGCTACTCAGCGCTCGGAACCTCCAGGTTCGAGCGGATCGAGGCGATCGTCTCGGCGACGTATGTCGCGCTCGCGGTCGCCGCGATCGCGTAGAGCGGCTCGGCCCACTGGGCGAGGACGAGGACGACCGCGATCGGGAGGACGCGGCCCCCCAGGTGCGTCTCGACCCAGTCGGCGACGAAGGCCCACTCGAACGTGCCGCCTCGGACGGCGTGCGAGACGCCGGTCACGAGGTCGGCGACGGCGAGGAGGCAGAGGACCCAGACCGCCGAGAGCGTCTCCGGGCGAAGGACGTCGGTCATGGCAACACCCACTCCGTGCGACTGTCTTCGATGTTCGGGTTCGATGTGACGACCCGCCAGGTGATCCTCCCGGCGGCAGGCGCGGTGACGGTGGCCTCGTAGACGCCGGTCGCGATCCGGACCGGCGTCAGCGGCTCCTCGGGACCCGTCCGGACCTGCCAGAACATCTCGATCGTGGCCGGATCGACGACGACGCCGCTCGCGTCGATGACGGTGACCCGCAAGCGGGCCTCATGGTTGACTCGCATCGAGGGCCTCCATGACCGCCCGAGCGGTCGGCGACTCCTGGACGGCTCGGCTCGGCAGCACCTCCATGATCGCCCGGGCCGTCAGCGCTTCCAGCAACAGTTGGCCGCCGGCACCGAGGACGAGCGATCCGCCGACGTTGACGACGGCGGCGATGGCGCCGGCCAGCCAGCGCAGAACCGCGGCATCGGCGGCCACGGTGGTGGCGCCGGCAATGTGGCCAGCCAGTCCTCGGCGGATCGTCGCGTCAACAGTGGTGGCGCTCGACGCCGAGATCGACCCGACCAGACCCCGGCGGATCGTCGGCGTCACGGCGAGCTGGCTCGTGATCACGACGCCTCCGGCCAGGAGGATCGGGCCGCCGACGAGCGTGAGGTCGCCCGTCAGGACGACTGCCGCGGCCAGGGAGCCCACGAGACCGCGGCGCACGGTCGCGTCGCCGCCGACGGTGCTCGTCGCCGCGATGGCGCCGGCGAGCCCGCGTCGGACCATGGCGTCGCCGGCCAGGGTGCCGGCGGCGGCGATGGCACCCGCCACCCCGCGGATGACGGTGATGGTGCCGGCCGCGGTCGTCGTGCTC